TTTCCACGTACTGAGGAACATGCGTTTAGAGACGAAACAAAAAATAGTATATTTAACTTAGTAAAAATATACGAACAAATAGATTACAACGAAGAACTAAGTAGTAGCTTAGGCATAACACAAGGAAATTTTCAGTGGGTAAATGGTATAAAAGATACACAAGTTATATTTTATCCAGATCCAAAAGGTAGATTTAAAGTTAGTTGGGTTCCACCTCAACAACTACAAAACAGAGTGGTACTTAAAAATGGTATTAAATATCCTGGTAATGAACATATGGGTGCTTTTGGATGTGACTCATACGATATATCCGGGACCGTAGATGGTGAAGGTTCTAAAGGAGCGCTTCACGGACTTACTAAATTCAGTATGGAGGACGCTCCTGCTAACAGCTTCTTTTTAGAATACTTATCAAGACCACCTACGGCTGAGATATTTTTTGAAGACGTTTTGATGGCTTTAGTTTTTTATAGTATGCCTTTATTAGCAGAGAATAATAAACCTAGATTATTATACTATTTAAGGCGTAGAGGTTACAGGGGTTTTAGTATGAATAGACCTGACAAAGTTTGGAATAAATTATCTGTTGCCGAAAAAGAAATAGGTGGTATACCAAACTCTAGTGAAGACATAAAACAAGCTCATGCAGCTGCTATTGAAATGTACATACAAGATCACGTAGGTATGAAACAAGATGGTACTTTTGGTGATTTGTATTTTAATAGTTTATTAAACGATTGGGCTAAATTTGATATAAATAAAAGAACTAAATTTGACGCTACAATAAGTAGTGGTTTAGCGATAATGGCAAATAATAAACATTTATACACGCCTAATGCTAAAATAGAAAAACAAAAGTTAAATATAAATATTGCTAGATATAGAAACACTGGTAATAATTCACAAATAATAAAATAAATATGGCATATTCTAGTAGTTATTTTCCTAACCAAACAGTAAGTGATGCTGAAAAGTTAAGTTATGATTATGGTTTAAAAGTAGCAAAAGCTATAGAAGCAGAGTGGTTTTCTAATGATGCTAGTAGAACTTATAACAGTAGATACAGAAATAATTATAATGATTTTCACTCATTAAGACTTTATGCTAGAGGTGAGCAAGGTATACAAAAATACAAAGACGAGTTGTCTATAAATGGTGATTTATCTTATTTAAATTTAGACTGGACACCAGTACCTATTATACCTAAGTTTGTAGATATACTAGTAAACGGTATGACACAAAGAATGTATGATGTAAAGGCTTATTCTCAGTCACCTAACGGTGTTGAAAAGAGAACTAATTATATGGAGTCTTTGTTGTCTGATATGGAGCTAAAAGATTTTGATGAAGATATGGCCGCTACATTTGGTATTAATACTAGAGAAACAGATGGTGAAATACCAGAGACTACAGAAGAGCTACAAGTTCATATGCAGCTCACCTATAAACAAGCAGTAGAACTAGCGGAAGAACAAGCTATAAAAACTTTGTTTGAAGGTAACAACTATGATTTAATACAAAAAAGATTTTATTATGATTTAGCTGTTTTAGGTATTGGTGCAGTTAAAACTGATTTTAATACATCAGAAGGTGTTACTATAAAATACGTTGATCCTGCTGATTTAGTTTACTCTCATACAGACTCGCCATACTTTGACGATATATATTATGTTGGTGAAGTTAAAGATATACCTATAAATGAACTAGCTAAACAGTTTCCTTTTTTAGATGAAAATGATTTAGAAGATATAGTTAAAAACAAATCTTATCATAAAACATCAGGAAGAGATAAATATAGTTACGATAAAAAAGATAACAATACAATACAAGTTTTATATTTTAACTATAAAACTTATATGAACGAGGTTTATAAAATAAAAGAAACAGGTAGTGGTGCAGAAAAAATAATACCAAAAGACGATCAGTTTAATCCGCCAGAAAGTATGGAAGGTGGTTTTGGTAAACTATTAAAATCTATAGAAGTTTTGTATGAAGGAGCTTTAATATTAGGTACAGAAAAATTACTTAAATGGGAGATGGCTAAAAATATGATGAGACCAAAAAGTAATTTTACAAAAGTAAAAATGAATTATGCTATTGTAGCACCTCGTATGTATAATGGTCGTATTGATTCAATAGTAAAACGTGTAACTGGTTTTGCGGATATGATACAACTAACACACTTAAAGTTACAGCAAGTAATGTCACGTATGATACCTGATGGTGTTTATATGGACGCTGATGGTTTAGCTGAAATAGATTTAGGCAACGGTACAAACTATAATCCACAAGAAGCTTTAAATATGTTTTTTCAAACTGGATCTGTAATTGGTAGATCGTTTACAAGTGAAGGTGATATGAATCCTGGCAAAGTACCAATACAAGAGATAACTAGCGGTAGTGGTGGTAATAAAATGCAAGCGTTAATAGGTAATTACAATTATTATTTGCAAATGATTAGAGATACTACTGGGCTTAACGAAGCTAGAGATGGTAGCATGCCAGATAAAAATGCTTTAGTAGGTGTACAAAAAATTGCCGCAGCAAACAGCAACACAGCTACAAGACATATATTGCAAAGTGGTTTGTTTTTAACAGCTGAAATAGCAGAGCTATTATCACTTAGAATATCTGATATTATAGAATATTCACCAACAAAAGAAGCTTTTATAGAAATGTTAGGTAGTCACAATGTAGCTACGTTAGAAGAAATGTCTAGCTTACACTTATATGACTTTGGTATATTTATAGAATTACAACCAGATGAAGAAGAAAAAGCAAAGCTTGAAAACAATATACAAATGGCTATACAACAAAAAAGTATAGATCTTGAAGATGCTATTGATATACGTGAAATTAGAAATTTAAAACTAGCTAATCAAGTTTTAAAAATACGTAGAAGAAAAAAACAAGAGCGTGATAGACAAATGCAGTTAGAAAATATACAAGCACAAACACAGTCTAATACACAAGCAGCACAAGCAGCAGCTCAAGTTGATATGCAAAAAGAACAAGCTATAACACAATCAAAAATACAACTAGAACAAGTTAAAGCTCAAATAGAAGCGCAAAAAATGCAACAAGAAGTTGCAGCTAAAAAAGAATTAATGCAAATAGAGTTTCAATACAACATGGCTATTAAAGGCGCTGAAGCAAATAACTTAAAACAAAGAGAAAAAGAAAAAGAAGATCGTAAAGACGAAAGAACAAAAATACAAGCTACACAACAAAGTGAAATGATAGAGCAAAGAAAAACAGGTAAACCACCTAAAAACTTTGAGTCTTCAGGTAATGATATACTAAGTGGTAGCTTTGATTTAGGAGCTTTTAATCCTAGATAAGTTTATTAATTATTATTATATTATATTATGGAAGAAAAAAATGAAAACGTAGTTGAAGAAACTACACAAGAAAACGTTACTAAAGTTAAGGTTGAAGAGCCAAAGCAAGAAGATAACATTATAAAAGTAAATTTAGATAAACCTGTAAAAAAAGAAGAAGATGCCACTGAGAAGCAAAGCACAGATGAGATACCTGTTCGCGACAGATCCGAAGCTAGCGAAAAAGTTCGTGAAGAAAACGAAAAAAAGCCTGAAGAGTCTACCGAACAAAGTGAAGAGAAAAAAGAAGAAGTAATACTAGAAGAAATAACTGAAGATTCAACTGAAGAAGAAGTTGCTGAAGTAGAAGAAAAAGTTGAAGAAGCTATTGCTGAATCAGAAGCTACAGGTAAACCATTACCAGAAAACATACAAAAGTTAATAGACTTTATGGAAGATACTGGTGGTGATATAAACGATTACGTAAAACTTAATCAAGACTATAGTAAGTTAAATGACAACGATGTTGTATTTGAGTATTATAGGCAAACAAAGCCTCATTTAACTAATGATGAAATAAATTTCTTAATGGAAGATACTTTTAAAGTAGACGAAGAAGAAGATACTGATAGAGAAATACGAAGAAAAAAACTAGCGTTTAAAGAGCAAGTTGCCAGCGCTAGAAGCCACCTGGACGGGCAAAAGTCCAAGTACTATAAAGAAATCAAAGCTGGTTCAAAGCTTACGCCTGAACAACAAAAAGCTGTAGATTTTTTTAATAGATATAACAAGCAATCAGAAGAAAATAAAAAGATTGTAGATACTAACACTAAAATATTTTCTCAAAAAACAAACTCTTTATTTAATGATAAATTCAAAGGTTTTGAATATAATGTTGGTGATAAAAAGTTTAGATTTAATGTTAAAGATATTAATAGTGTAAAGCAAAAACAAAGTAATATAAATAATTTTATGGCAAAGTTTGTTGATAAAAATTCTACTTTAACAGATGCTAAAGGGTATCACAAAGCTTTATACACAGCTATGAACGCTGATGCTGTTGCAAAACATTTTTACGAACAAGGCAAAGCTGATGCTATGAAAGCAAGCGTTGCTAAAGCTAAAAATATTGACATGAATCCAAGACAAGCTCATGGAGAAGTTAATGTTGGAGGCACGAAAGTAAGAGTATTAGGTGATAATTCTTCTGATTTTAAGTTTAAAATTAAAAACAATAAATAACAATTTAAAATAAAAAATTATGGCAATTACTCCAGGTAATAATTTGAATAGCGTGCCTGCTCCAATAAAGCAAACGTTATCTACAAATTATCTAGACCTTTCGTCTGCTTCAAATGCAGGTTGGGGTCAACAATACGTTCCAGATTTAATGGAAAAAGAGGCTGAAGTTTTCGGTCCAAGAACAATTTCAGGTTTTTTAGCACAGGTTAGTGCTGAAGAAGCTATGACTGCTGATCAAGTTGTTTGGTCAGAGCAAGGTAGATTACATCTATCATACAAAGGTACAGTTGTTACAGCTGGTTCTACAAACGGTACTTTTGAAGTAACAGCTGATATAGATGGTAATTCTATTTCAGGTGGTACTGCAAACCACGGTGTTAGAACTAATGATATAGTACTTATTGCAAGCGCTGGTATAGTTACACCTTGTTTAGCTGTTGATACTGATACAGCTACAATTCAAGTTGAACCATTTGATAAAGCTGATTTAACCGGTCACGCTACAGGAACTGGTGTTTCTACTTTATTAGTTGTTGGTTCTGAATATGCAAAAGGAACTGCTTACAATGATGGTAACTTTGCTGCAGCTACTTCGCGTACTCCAGCTAACGAGCCTGTTTTCCAAACTTTTACTAATAAGCCAATTATTATGAAAGATTACTACGAAGTATCAGGTTCTGATGCGTCTAGAATTGGTTGGGTAGAAGTTTCTGCTGAAAATGGTCAATCAGGTTACTTATGGTATTTAAAAGCTGAAGCTGACACAAGAGCTAGATTTACTGATTATATTGAAATGGCAATGTTAGAAAGCGTTAGAGGTTCGAACTCTACTGTTGTTGATACTAGTTTAGGAGCTGATTCTGATGCTGGTGTTGGTACGCAAGGTTTATTTGACGCTATAACTGATAGAGGTAATGTTACTTCTGGTGTTACTGGTGTTAATGCTGCTACTGATTTAGCTGAGTTCGATGCAATACTTGCTGAGTTTGATAAGCAAGGCGCTATTGAAGAGTATATGATGTTTGTTAACAGAGCTACTAGCTTAGCTATTGATGACATGCTAGCTTCAATGAACTCTTACGGGGCTGGTGGTACTTCTTACGGAGTGTTTAACAACTCTGAAGATATGGCATTAAATTTAGGTTTTACTGGTTTCAGAAGAGGTTCTTATGACTTCTACAAGTCTGACTTTAGATACTTAAATGATTTAGCGACTAGAGGTGGTATTAACGCTGCTGCTACTTCTGCTGCTATTAGAGGTGTTTTAATTCCTGCTGGTACTTCTTCAGTTTATGATCAAACTGTTGGCGCAAGCATGAAGAGACCTTTCTTACATGTAAGATATAGAGCTTCACAAACTGATGACCGAAGAATGAAAACTTGGGTTACTGGTTCTGTTGGTGCTGCTACATCTTCATTAGATGCAATGCAATTACACTTCTTAACAGAAAGATGTTTAATCACTCAAGGTGCTAACAACTTTATGTTAATGCAGTAAACTATTTTTAAAAGACCGGGGCTTAGGCCTCGGCCTTTTATTTTATTAATTTTATTATATATTATATTATGGCAAAAAAAGAAAAAACTAAAGAGGTAGAAGTACCTGTTGTTGAAACACCAGTTGTTGAAACAAAAAAAACTAAAAGAGTTGAACCTAAAAATAAAAACGTTGATAATTGGGAAATAAAAGATAGAGTTTATTATTTAAAAGGCGCTAAAAAACCTTTATCAAAAATGATAAGATCTGCTAATATATATTGGTTTGATGAAGGAAAAGGTTACGAAAGAGAACTAAAGTATTGTGAAAACCAAATAACTTCTTTTGTAGACGAAATGAAAGGAGACCAAAGATTATCTCATATTGTTTTTAGAAATGGAGCTTTGCTTGTTCCAAAAGAAAAAACAGTTTTACAAAAACTTTTATCTTTATATCATCCAGAAAAAGATATAACTTATGAAGAGTGGAAACCAGAAGTTAAAGCTGCGGATGAAATAGAAATATTAGAGTTAGAAGCAGACGCAATAGTTTTAGCTAGAGAAATAGATATTGATTTAGCAGAAGCTATTATGCGTGTAGAAAAAGGTTCTGAAGTATCTAGGATGAGTTCTAAAGAGCTTAAAAGAGATTTGTTAGTATTTGCTCGTAGTAATCCTGCTTTGTTCTTAGAGTTAGCTGCTGATGATAATGTTCAACTTAGAAACTTTGGTATTAAAGCTACCGAGCTTGGTATTATTAAGTTGTCTAACGATCAAAGAAACTTTTTATGGGGTTCTAATAATAGAGTTATAATGACTGTACCATTTGATGAGCATCCATATACCGCTTTAGCACATTGGTTTAAAACTGATGAAGGTATGGAAATATATCAAAATATAGAAAAAAGATTAAACTAATCAAACTGTAGAGCGGTCGCTCTTCAGGGCGATCGCAACTACAAAAAAAATATTATGATAAACGTAAACGAAGTGTATGAAACTGTTTTAGCAATATGTAATAAAGAAAATAGAGGCTATATAACACCTCAAGAATTTAATTTATTTGCTAATCAAGCACAAAATTCAATATTTTATAGTTATTTTTATGATTTAGATACTGCTAAAAAAAGGTCGTTTAGCAGTGATTATGTTAGTAAGGTTAACTTACTTGAAGATAAACTGCATCCTTTCAAGTTTGATACTACTATTACAGACGGAGATTCAATAAGTAGTCTTGATGCTTTTTATAGATTAGCAAACGTTTATTATAAAGCACCTAATGCTGGTGATCAAGAAGGTATTATTGTTGAAGAAATAAGTTCTTTTGATCGAATAAGAATACAACAATCTCCATTAACAAGAGCAACTATAGATAGACCCATGTATTATATAAGTGGAGATTTATTTTTGACTATACATCCTGGAGAACAAGATCCTGCGCTTGGCACGTATTATGCTCAATATTATTTTCATCCAGGAAGAGTTAACTGGACTTACGTTGTTGTAAATGATAAACCTTTATATAATGGTTTTAGTCCTAATCATAAAAACTTTGATCTTGTTGAGTCTGAAAAACCTAAAGTAATAAACAAAATATTGCAATACGCAGGTGTATTGTTAAAAGATAATAATTTAATTCAATCATCAACAGCTGAAGAAATAAAAAGTATTCAAACTGAAAAACAATAATAAATGGGATTATTAAACGAAACACAAAAAAATTATTATAGAGGCGCTAACCATGGTAACTATCAGTTTACATCTTTAAACGATATAATAAATCAATTTTTAGTTGTTTACGTTGGTGAAGGAAAAGCAATATCAAAAGCTAGTAGATTAGATGTAGCTTTTCACGCGCAAAGAGCTATGCAAGAACTATCGTTTGATACTTTTAAATCTGTAAAAACTCAAGAAATAGAATTACCACCTAGCTTAAAAATGATGCTTCCACAAGACTATGTTAATTATGTTAAACTAACATTTAGTGATAGCTCAGGTATTGAACACATAATATATCCTACTAGCAAAACTTCTAATCCTTTTAAAGTGCCTCAAAACGCAGATGGTAGTTATAATTTCGCTGCTACTTTAAACGGTACTATTCCAAATGCAAATTTTGATGATCCTCTTCTAGGTACAACTGGTAATCCAGACGATGGTTGGTTACACTCAGAAATTACTTCTACAGCTTTGTCTAACGTAGATATAATAGATACAAATAACAGTGAATTAAGATTTGTTCATGGATCTGAAAACCATATAGGAGTTGGTGCTGGTATAGCTAGTAATGTATATTGCGTTTGGCAAAGAATAAACGTCACGGGTATGGACTTAATACATGTTTCAGCTGACGGTTTTTCTAGTAGCGCTTCTGTAGGTAATAAAGACGCTGGTATAATAAGATTTGGTATTTCACTTAGAGAGCCATCTAGTACAACTTCAATATCTACTTTTGATATAACAAACACAAATCCTAATAGTCCTTTTAATCAAACTGCTGATCCATATCAAGTGTATACAGCTCAAATTTCAACAGGAGAATCTGCTTTTGCAGAGTTTAATGATGGAAACGAAACTTTTTCAACAAAAAGTATAAATAATATAAATGTTGCTGATGCTCTTGAAGATCCAACTACAGGAGAAAAATATGTTTGGTTTGTAATTACTAGTTTTGTACCTAACTATACTACTTTATATACCGCTGCTAGTCCAAATGAAAGTGTAAATCGTCTTGATAATATAACTTTTAGTTTTTTAGGTGAAATAGATAATTTAATACCAGAAGGTGATTCTACTACTTGGACAAACTTTAAATCACACAAGCCTTCTGAAAACAATATAAACGATTATCAAGATTATCAAAACCATATATACTGGCCTAACGAAGGAGAAAGATATGGTTTAGATCCTCAACACGCTCAAGTTAATGGTAGTTTTTATATAGACGAAAGAAAAGGTATGATACATTTTTCATCAATATTATCAGGTAAAACTATTATTTTAGAATACATTAGCGACGGTTTAGGTACAGACCAAGAGATGAAGGTGCATAAATTTGCTGAAGAAGCTATGTACAAAAGTATAGCTCACGCAATAATTTCTGCTTCTTCATATGGACAGAACTTAGTTCGTAGATATAAAAAAGAAAAATTTGCTGCTATTAGACAAGCAAAATTAAGATTATCTAATATTAAATTAGAAGAAATAACTCAAATATTTAGAGGTAAATCTAAACAAATAAAACATTAATTAAATGCCAGAAATTAAGAATACTTTTTTAAAAGGTCGAATGAACAAAGACCTTGACGAAAGGTTAGTGCCTAATGGAGAATATAGAGATGCACTTAATATTAATGTGTCTACTTCAGAAGATTCTGATATTGGTACAGCCCAAACAATACTTGGTAATATAAGAATAGAAGATATTGTTGATATAGATTTTATTTGCATAGGTAGTATAGCTAATGAAAAAACAAATAAGCTATATTGGTTTCTAAAAAACGATAATGAAGGTACTGACGCTATATTAGAATATGATGGTAATATTGATGAGGTTTTTCATATATTTACAGATATAAAATCTAATACAGATGAGCCTGTACTTAGGTTTCCTAATAGAACAATAACAGGTATAAACATAATAGATAATTTACTTTTTTGGACTGACGGCGAAGGTGAGCCTAAAAAAATAAATATAGATGACTGTAAAGATGGAACTATAGATTTATATCAACATACTCAACTAGTAGTTTTAGGTGATGAGCTAGGCGATATTAGAGAAGAAGATATTACAGTAATAAAAAAGAAGCCTACATTAGCACCAGTTGCCATACCTAATTTTATACAGTCTACAATACAAGATAACACCTATAATCAAAAAACCTCTCTTTTTGAAAAAGTATTTTCAAGATTTGCTTTTAGATATAAATATAAAGACAATGAATACTCAGCTTTTGGCCCTTTCTCAAACGTAGTTTTTAATCCTCAATACGTAACAAATCCTCATAAAAAAAATAATGCTGCTAGTTTTGAACAATATAACAACGAAACTAGTTTTAGTATAAACGAGCCTTTTAACGCTACTATGGTAAATAAAATAGATACCATAGATATATATAATTTTGTTTTACCAGACATGCCTAGAGGTGTAGTTGAAATAGAAATACTTTACAAACAAGAAGATTCACCTGTTATTTATTCTATAGCTAAACTAAATAAAAAAGATACAGAAGGTTACTGGGATTTTAGTGGTTTTAATGAAGGCGCAAATCTTGCTACTGGTTCTTCAATACAAGGAAAATACACTATAACTACTGAAAATATATATGCTGCTCTACCAGAAAATCAATTTATTAGAGTTTTTGATACTGTTCCTAAAAAAGCTTTAGGTCAAGAAATAACTGGCAATAGGTTAGTTTACGCTAACTATACGCAAGGCTATAACATGGATGTTGATACTATTGGCAATGAACTATACTCTATACAAATAACAGCTGATTACGAAAAAAGAATAAATGATGCTAGTTTAAACTTTGATATAACACCTTTAAGATCATTAAAATCTTTAAGAAACTATCAAGTAGGTATTGTTTTTGGTGATGAATATGGTAGAGAAACTCCTGTTTTTACATCTGCAGATGGCGCTGTTTCTGTTCCTTGGGCTGATAGCAGTAACGAAGGTAATGCTAGTTCTAGTTTAAGTTTAAAAGCTCAAATAAATTCTAATTACCCTAATTGGGCTAGTTATTTTAAGTTTTATATTAAAGAAACATCTACGGAATATTATAATTTAATAATGGATAAAGCATACGTTCCGTCTTCTCAAGATGAAAAAGATAGAAATGTATCTCCAAATCATATATGGATATCTTTCTTTTCTTCTGATAGAAATAAAATTGATATAGAAGATCATATAATACTTAAAACAGTAATTAACGATGAAACAGAAGGTCAATATCCTTATAACAATAAATTTAAAATAATTGATATTCAAAACGAAGCTCCAGATTCTATTTCTTACGAGTTTCATAACATAGCTAGTATAAGCAACGAAATATCTGTTGGTTCTACTGAAGGTAATTTAAGTAAAGTTTTAACAAATTTAAACCATAGTATTATATCTGTAGATACTGATACGTTAGAGTTTGACGTAGGCAATTTTCATGATTTAGCTATTGGCGCTGGTGGTACATTTGGTCCTAGAACAGGCTATGAAGACGTTAAAGCCGCTAACAATCAAGATTATTTTATTTCTTGGTATAAATTAGGTTCAGATGGAACAAGAGTATATTCTCAAGACTATAGAGTTAGATCTGTGCTTGGTAAAGATGGTACTTATAGAGTAAAATTACAAAAACGTATAGTTGCAAGTGACACTAATTTAGCTCAAAATGCTAGTGGTGATTTACATGAAAATGTTTTTTTAAATGTTTTTAGAAAACAAAGAAAAGAACCAGATCAATTTTCTGGTAGGTTTTTTGTTAAAGTTTTGTTTGATTATGTTGTTAATGACATAAGAAATATTGCAGAGGTTTTTGACTTTACGGTTGTTGCCTCTGCTAAAATGAAATATTGGCTAGACAAATATGATGATCCTAATGGAACTTTAAATTATGATGAAGTAAATAAAATAGTAAACGTAGATTCTACTATAAATGATTATGATACTTCAGCTGATGCTACTATTGGTACTGTAATTTTAGGTAATACTCACTCTGGTAGTAATATAGTAAACAAAGAAGAAAGTGATTGGAGTGTTTTATATAATCATTGTCATGACGGAAGTATATCTAACGCTTTCTTTATTGATAATATGTATTTTGCAGCTGGTCAATCAAATAAAGATTTAAAATACGCTAAATACGCAACTGATGTTCTATCTGGTCAATCTGTTGGATCGACAGGTTCTCAATATACTTTTGCGACTTGGGAAAATAGACATCTTAGAGGTATACCACCTACAGCAGGTGCTACTTCTTTATTAAAACTTAAACCTAATTCATCTACACCTATGTATGATGCAGGTAATTATTTTGATTATTTAGTTCACCAACACGTTTCTTACACAGGTAGTACTTCTAGCGTTGGTGTAGTTAATCCTCAAGATGATTTTGATGATGGAGAAGATTTTATAACAGCTGTAACAGCTGTAAATCCAGGAAGCTTTGTGTCTGGAAATTTTGTACCACCTATTACTCAAAGCAATTGGACAAGCAATACTTTAGCGTCTACGCCTTCTACTAACACAGGGTTTAATTATCAAGCTCCAAATGCAGTTTGGGCAGATTATAGATGGTACCCTTTCGCTAAAGATAGTAGCGTTGGTTATTATTTTAAACAATTTGGTACAGGTGCTGGAAATGTTGGTAGTGCTGGAGGTGCTGGAGCTGCTCTTGCAAACACAATGGTTGGTTTAAATGTAAATCATCCTTGGGTTACAGCTGATTTAGGTACTACTGTTGATTGGAGTGCTTGGGATAATTATATAAAACCTATATATTCACAATCAATTACTAGTAGTGTTGATTTTGCTCCAGAAGCAATTACAAATAGCATGCAAGGTATTTTTACTAGCACAACTCAACACACTATAGGTCCAAGTACGTCTGCTGCTTATCTTGCAGGAAATTTAGACGCTGGTTCTAAATCTTGGTTAAGTTACAAAAATAGTGACAATCAACTTCGTCATGATAATATTTACGGTCAAGATGATGGTAAAATTTTTATGCATTTATCGTTTTTAGGTCCTGGTAGAGATTTAGTGCCTGATAATTTAGATCTTACAAACGCAGATATAAAAGGTCCTAATTGTATAGGTGCTTATTTACAAGGTATACATGGTGGTGGTGTGTTTACAAAATCTGTAAAAGATGGTTTAGATAATGGTTGGGAGTTTAAAAGTACGCCTGAATGGAATTCACCACAAGTAATAGAATGTGAAGGCACGTCATACGATACTTATAAAAATCTTTATTCGCAACAACTTAATATTGGTAAAAACCCTAATTACCAAGATTTACATTATGATCAGTGGAGTCCTACAAAATGTATAAACGGTGATTCAAATAATGAAATAACTGATTTTTTACAAAACTTATTTTTTCCACAATCAAGGTTTAGATTTTCAGGAGATCCAAATGGTGCTATATACACTATAAAAAGTATAAAAGAAAAATATTTATATAATCACACTCCTTGGAAAAGAAGATATGTTAAAAAATCTAGCTACACAAGTAGTTCTACTTTTCAAGAAATCGGAGATTTTAGAAATGAAATTAATATACAACCAGGTGGTGATAGTGTTGAAGAAGCTGCTGTTGCTTGGGCTAAAGCTAAAGAAGATAACGATTTTTTATTAGCATCAAAAACAAACGCATTAGAACAAAAAATAATAGATTTTGGTAAAGCAAATAATCGTCGTGTCGTATATATATTAGAATTAGTAGATGAAAATGGTAATCCTTTAGACCCTAGAATTGCATCATCAGGATTTAACCCAGTAGATGCTGATTCAGATGGTTCTGGTATAGTTGCGGCTAACGGTGATAGTAGAATGGAGTTTTTAAATTATTTACCTGGTATAGTTAGTGGTAATATTTCTAATAATCCCGCTATATGGGAAACAGAGCCAAGAGAAAATAAAGATTTAGAGGTTTATTACGAGGCAAGCAATGCTTTACCTACAAAGTTAAATGTTGATACATCGGAGCTTTACGCTCCTGTGGGTTGTAGAGTAGAAGCTTTAAATAGACCAGGCTCTTTAAATGGTCAAATTACACTTTCAGAATGCAATATAACTGGTTATAGTGAACACACAGATGGTAGACTTATTTTAGAAACAACTGGTTTTAATGCTATCGATGCAGCTGGTAATGTTATAACTTATGCAGATCCAAATCCTGGATTTGGTTTAGCAGCAACTACTTGTATATTAAAATGTATTAGAAACGATGGTAGCTATACTATTTTTAGAGCAGTTGACTCTACTATAGATCAACCATTTAGTACCTTAGGTAACATTACAAGTAATTTTGTTGTAATATATCAAGTAGGTTTTGATTTTGGACTAAGCTGGTATAATTCTTTTAGTTTAGGCAATGGTATTGAATCTAATAGAATTAGAGACGAGTTTAATAAAATGCAAATTACTAACGGGGCTAGGGCTTCAGCTGTTTTAGACGAACCATATGCAGAAGAAAATAGAAAAAATGGTTTAATATATTCTGGTATATATAACTCTACTTCTAGCGTTAATAACTTAAATCAGTTTATAATTGGTGAAAAAATTACAAAAGATTTAAATCCAACATACGGTAGTATACAAAAATTATTTCAAAGAAGAGTTAGTTTAATAGCTTTTTGTGAAGATAGAGTTGTTAGTATAGTTTCAAATAAAGATTCTTTGTTTAATGCTGATGGCAAGCCTCAGCTTATATCTTCCACAAACGTTTTAGGTGATGCAAATCCTTTTATTGGTAATTATGGTATATCTAAAAATCCAGAGTCATTTGCTAGTGAGTCTTATAGAGCTTATTTTACAGACAAAGCAAGAGGTGCTGTACTAAGATTATCAAAAGATGGTTTAACACCTATATCTGATGCTGGTATGAAAGATTGGTTTAGAGATAATTTATCTAATTATGATGTTATACTTGGTAGTTATGATAGTTATAACGATGATTATAATATCAGTTTAATTACAGAAGTTGAATTAGGTTACAATTTTATTAAAAACTCATTTTTAGATTATGGTGATATTAGTGTTACTCAAAGTTCTAATCCTGAATTAATACAAAATAATAATTTTAATAATAGTACAAATACAAATTGGCCTTCTGTTGTAAGCAACATATTAAACAATGAACCTGATCAAACAAAAAATCCAGATTTAATTGTTAAGGTTGATATTACAGAGTACATGCAAATACCTGAAAATTATTTTCTTCAACCTACAACTGGTACTCCATCTGTTCCAGCTGTGTTAGGTCAACCTCCTGTATATGATACTTCAGCAGGACCAACAACATCTGGGCTTTTTGGTAATGCGGAAGCTCAGGTTTCAATATATAGAATGTCTACACCTAGTCCAAACGAAAATGATAGTTATAAATATAATATATTTAAAACTCCTGATAACAACGATGGAAGTAAAAGTAGTTTTGGACCACCTAATCTTACCGCTGATAGACCAGGTGCTCAAGGTTTAATGTTATTAAAACGAGAACTTAGAGGTTTTAGTCCTCTTAGAGACACAACAGATGCCGGTAATTATGTTAATAGACCTAGTGATGACAGAGGTGTAGCATCACAAGCAGGTTCAACACTATATGATCCTACTTACTGGCAACACGCTTGGGGTAATATATATTATAATTGGTTTTATGGACTAAGTAATATTAATAATACTAATAATAATAGATATAATCAATATAATTTTCTTGATTATATTAAGCAAGGAACAAGCAAATCAATAAACCCTAGTGATCAAAGAGATGTTATAACGTTTGATTATAATTATCAAATTTACTACGAAGTAAGAAGTGGTATTTATAATAATACTTATTATGGTAAACAACATGATCAATTGCAAATAGTTACTGATGTTGATGCTGGTAACTATACAACCACTACAGTTCCTCCAAATAATCCTTTTCAATTTATATATCAAGCTCTTTTAAAAAACAATTTAACTAGTGTAAACAACAATACTCCTAATGACGCTACTATTTATGCAGGAGAATCAATAACAATAGATATTGGTTATATTGTTGAATTAGGACCTCAGTATTTATATGATTATTTTCCTCCGCAAAATTTAAGCGGACCAAACGGTGGTGGACCGACTTATGGTTTTGGAGATCCTAATCAAGGTTCTTTTGGAGTTCAGCCACAAAGTTTATGGAAAGGTTATAAAGGTGGAGAAACACAAAGTAATGCTAATGGAACCAATGGTTCTAGTATTAAAGATAATAGTGGGTTAGGTTTTAGCGTTAGCAAATCTAATCCTTTACCTAATTTAGGTAATAATAACAACTCTCATAATACTGTTTGGCCTTATTTCCAGCTTAGTGACAGCGGTGGAAATTTGTCATTAAACGGTAATTTTAGAAACCCTTGGAATCAACCTTTTGCTCACGAAATAATTGTAGAATTAACAGATGGTTCAAATATTATAAACAACGATCTTTTAGTAGATTCTACATTAGATCTTAATGATTTAGATGGATCAGGAAATTTAGTAGATAATGAATATAGATGGGAAAATTCTAGTGGTAATCAAGGTGCATGGGTAAATACTTATCAAAAACCAGACGGATCTGGTAATTTAATAGATAATACACATTATACTACATATTCACTTGCTAGTACAAAAACTTTTGCTCCAGATATATTTAAAGTTTATGGTAATAATAATCAATTTGGTGTTGTTAAAATGAGGATTAAATATAAATTTAAAGACTGGATTGATGAAGTTGATCCTAATTTTAATCCTACTACAGCAACTCAAGAAGAGTTAAAAAGAGCAAGTATGGTTGTTGTTGAAAAACTAAATGTAGGGCTAAGGTTTAGATGCCACGATTACGACGGTGTTGATACTAGAAATAGAATACATTTGTTTGAGCTTAGTGTTCAAAAAAATGATCATGCGACCGTGCCTCCAACGTTTGGTACTCCAGCTGTACCAGGTGTACCTGGACAACCAGGTGTTCCAAGTTATACTGTACCTGGTATTGCGGCTGTTAATTATATATATTCTAACAACGCTCAATCTCAACAAGATATACTTTACGGTAACATACAACCTAGTAATTTAAATTTATTTCCAGTAACAAAATCAACTTTAGCAGATGATCCTATAAATTTACAAGATTTAATAATGCAGTCTGTAGTTGGTCATGACGGCCTTACTTATACTTGGACTGAGATTGATCCCTCAGCAGTTGGTACTAATTTTTATGGTCAAGGTGTTTATCAAATTGGTAACGTGTCAACTCTTACTCAGTATGATACACATAACAATACGATAACATCAAATCCTGGAGTACCATTAGAAATAAACGATGAAATTAGTATTTCACCTAGTGGTGTACTTACATCAACGTATTTAAAGTTTTTTACTGAAAGTTTTATATCTGATAACTATTATTTAATAGATATTGTAGATGACCCAAACACTTCTAACGATACTATTTTTGTAGATGGTTTTTTTGATCAAAACAACTTGCCTGCAAATACTTTAAATCCAGGAGATAATGGTTATCCTTCAGGTCATTTTGGTGAAACTAATATTTTTGGGTTGCCTGCTGACGGTATTAAATTTAAAAGAGTTAATAGAGTAACGCTTCAAAATCATTTTGATTATGACTTAGATGGTGTGTTTAATTATGTACCATCAGGTGAAGAACCTACAGCTTTAAGAGCTATAGTAAAAGCTCATGCTGGTTCTAGCGTAATAACATCTCAAAATGGTTTTAGTATTTCTGAATTACATTTAAGGGTAAATGAATATAGCGGTACTATTAAAAAAATAGTAATAAAAAATCTTGGAAATTATGCGCTAATGCCAACATATCCAACTAGCACGCCTATAAATTTACCTGATTTTGGTTCTGTTGTAAACTGGCACGGTAGTTTTTCATCTGATTTAGCTCCTGTGTATCACGCCATGAGTGTACCAATTCAATATGTAAGAAATAATGAAATACACATTAATTCTTTTCCGCAATTTGTATCTGCAAGTGAAAACACTTTGTGGACACAATCTGGTAATCAAAATAGGTATATAGGTGGTAAACATACTAATGCTTCTATGCAATACGTAGGAACTAATTCCAATGAAGCACCACAACCTTCAAACGACGGTTACGAAATAATTTTTGAAGTTGGTAATGAACACTATAGTAATCAAATGACTCGTTTTAGATTTTTATATAGAAGTTATGACAACGCAACAACAGAAAGAAAAGGTTTTGCTGTAGCAGATATAGATACTCCTGGTACATATAGAGCTATAGCTAACTTTGATGGTAATACAACTTTACCTAATGGTAATCCTTGGAGCTTAGAGTTAGATACTGGTAGTGGTTTTACTGATATAAGTAATACTAGTTCTAACGCTGCTTTAATTGTAGATAACGGTACAACAGGTAGTGGAACTAATTGGCAGAATTGGTATGGTAGTTATTATTTTCTTCCATATAATAATTCTACTTCTTTTATTGCTAGCATAAAAAGTTTAAGCGCAAGAAGCATGACTAGTGTTTTAACTTTTACTTCAGTAAACGCTGCGGATGATTGGGTATTTAGTGGTTTTGATGCTACATTTTTTGAAGAAAACATATTATGGGATAACGGTAGTATACTTATAAATAGCACAAATCAACCAACTTTAAATTGGACTGGACAGCATCAATATGTTTATGCTGCGCAACAACTTAGAAACCCTATAACAAACGCTCTAGCTCGTTTAGAAGCAAACAAAAAATATGTATTAAAGTTTGATATTACTCGTATATCTGGAACTGGTAATTTAGAAATGTTTTACATTAACGGTGCGACAGATAAAGGTTTTCAAATAATAGAATCATATACTGATCATGCAATAGGTCAAACTGATACTGTTGAAAAATTAGTTGAAATACTTGATTTTACATCTTCAAATTATGTTATTTATGATTATCATGATATAAAAGATTATTTTGTTATAATACCTACATCTGATTCAATTGTTTCTCATTATAGAATAGATAATATTACTTTACGCGAGACTCCTGAAAATTATGATTTACAAAGTTATACTTTAAGTTATAGTGAAGATGTTAGAGGTTGGACTAGTTTTAAATCTTTTATACCAGAAAGTGGTGTTAGTTTATCAAAAAAATATTATACTTTTAAAGAAGCAGCTTTGTACCAACACAATTTAGGTGATATATATAATAATTTTTATGGCATACAGTATGATTCTAGTATAACAGCAGTTCTTAATGCAGAACCTTCAGTTATAAAATCATTTAAAACATTAGGCTATGAAGGAACTCAAGCTAGAGTAAAAAAATATCAATATTATACTGATGGTAGCTTAAGCTTTCAAGATTTACGTAATAATTTTACGCAAGGTGAAATATATGGATCACACTATAATTTAAAAGATAAAAACGGTTGGTATGTGCATGACATAACAACAAACAAACAACAAGGTGTTGTAAAAGAGTTTTTAGAAAAAGAAGGTAAATGGTTTAATTACATAAAAGGAAAAGAAGATTTAACAACAGAATATATTTCTAAACACATTGCTGACTTTAGTTTTAGAGGTATAGGTGTAATAAACGGCGCTGTAATAGTTCCTGATCCAATAATTTCTAGCGGTGGAACTACTAGTGGTACGACCACTGGCAATACTACTAGTACTACTACTGGTAATACTACTGGTACTACTACCGGAGGTGGCGGTACAACTACTGGTGGCGGCGGCGGTACAACTACTGGTGGAGGATATTAAAAAATAAAATATGAGTTATCATTATACAAATCAAAATAGAGTAACAACTTCAACACAAACAACGACACAAAGAGTGACGAGCGCACAGCTATCAACACAACCAGCGCAAAATATTTTAACTTATATTAGCGGAGTACCTCTATTTAGAACTATACAACAAGCTTTAGCTTATGGTCAACAAGTAGGTTTACGTGGTTATCACACGCATAACTTTCAAGGTGTTGTTGGTTATATGGCTGGGTTTGATCACACAGAAGCATCTAGAATTACTGCTACAAATGTTGAAACACAAAAAACTATAAAAAATTTTGTTATAAAAGACACAGATTTAACTGTTAATGCAGAAACAAGAAATTTTACTATAAACGGAGATATAGGATCTAAATTTATTATGCAAGTTATAGAAAAACCTGCTTCGTCTAGCGCTATGGAAAAGTATTATAATTTTAAAACAAAAACTTTTGAAACAACTACAGCAGGAGTTAATGTAAATCATTTTTTAAAACGAGAGCTTGTAAATAACAATTATACAGATAGAATACTTTTTCCTGCTAGTACTAGTAATGGTTATAAAATACTTTTAATGGCAGATCCAGATTCACCTACTATTTTATCGCAAAGCTTAAGTTCATCAAACGTTTTTAGTAAAGATATAAACGATGTAGCAAATACTACGATTACTTTTGTTTTTAAAACAGCTAATACTAGTACTTATGCTAGTAATCCACCTTCACCTAACTTAACAATATCTGCTCCTCCAGGTAGACAACAATTAGCCAACACTTTAGATATTGCTAAAACATTAACAAATACTAATTCTGATGCTAATGGTTTTGGTTTAAGAATTACTAGTGCTTTTGATATTGAAACTGGTATTTTTTGTGAAAAAACACATACTATAAACGGTGCTGTTAGTAGTTCAAAAACTATAGTTTTAGACAGCGTAGATGGTATAGATGCTAGAGATACAATAACTAGTGTTAGTGGTGGTGGAGATAGTCTTAGCGGTACTCCTACTGTAAGTACTGTAGATACAGAAACTAACACAATAACACTAACAGGTAATAATCAAAGTTTTTCCGACGGAAGTACTTTAACTTTTAAAATAACTGGTAGATCACGTATACAAAGTGCTTTTGGTATTGATTTTAATATTATAAATTTAGCTATTTTAACTAAAGATATTAAAAAAGCAACAGATTCTTCTATTGATAATAACGTTTTGATCGGAAATCCATTAACAGTTAGTAAAACCGTTAGAGGTAATATAAGTAGTGGAGCTGGTTTAAGTGGTGGTCTTAACTTAAATGGTACATATGGATTATCTGGAGGAAATGTAGTTTCTATACTTGGTAATGGTATTATAGATGATTGTTTATTAAGCGAGATTACAGCTAGTGCTAGTGCAGGTTCAATATCTACATCTACTACTCACGACGATTTACAATCAGGTCAAAAACTTACTTTTGTAGGATCAGCTCAAACAATAAGTCTTACAAACTGTACTTTTACACCAAAAGTTTTTCCTAATTCTAATTTAACTATTAATTTAGATTTAGATACTTTTATAACACCTGGAACAGCAACATAAATAAAATAATATGGCTATAATACAAATACAAATATCAGGCGCTTCATCAAGCGATTATGACGTGAAAACAAAACATGTTAGTTTACAAGCTGGTGATTCTGCTTTTTATCAAGAAATAAATAATGACGAACCTATTGCTACTGCTGACAATCCTATATATATAGGTCAGATTACTGATGTAGGAGATGATTATATAAAAGTAGAGTCAAGTTTAGATCCTACGTCTATAACAGGTTTTTTAATGTTTTCTAAAAATAAATTAATAAATAATAGTAGTTTAAACGGTTATTATGCAGATGTTACTTTTAGAAACAATGATTCGCATAATAAAGCAGAGATTTTTGCAATAAACTCAGAGGTATCACAAAGTAGTAAATAAATAGTAAAAACTGTAACTATATAACAAACAAGTAAATAAAATAATATGGCAATAGATCCAATTACAGCAATTAAAATAGGAACAACTATCATGAGTTTTTTTGGCGCACAAAGCGCTAGAAGAGATGCTAAACGTCTTCAAAAAGAACAAATGCGTATTATGGAAGAAAAACTAGAGATTCAAAGAGAAGAACAAGCTAAACTAGACGCTCAAAGACAAGAGTTTAAAGACATGGAGTTTGTAAATCCTTACGCTGGTTTTGCTGATTTATTTGCACAACAAGAAAATGTTTTTGAAGATTTAACAGTTGATCAACAAGCGGCTGAATTACAAAGAAGAAACTTAGATCAACAATCAGCAAACGTATTACAACAACTACAAGGCTCAGCTGGCGCTAGCGGTATTGGCGCTTTAGCTCAACAATTAGTTAATCAACAAGCTATTGCTACTTCTAAAATATCAGCTGATATAGCTAAACAAGAAAGACAAAATCAAATGTTAGCTGCAAAAGGTGAGCAACAATTACAACAACAAAAATTAAAAGGTGAAATACTAGAAGCACAAGGTGAGGGTATGGTACAACAAGCAGAAATGTCTAGACAAGCGACTTTGCTTGGTATGCAATTAGCTTCTACAGCTGGTGCTAATGAAGCTGCTAAACAAGCAGAGCTTAATATGTTGTACGGGCAAAACATGGGTAATCAAATGCAGTCTAGCGCTTTAGGTGCGTTTAGCGATGTGCTTGGTATGTTACCAGAAGGTAGTTTAGATTTTTTAAGTAAACGTCCTGAAATTGGTCCTTTAAGTACTATTGGTGGTGGCGGTGGTGGACTTTTTGGTACAATACTTGGTGATGCTGAGCCAGCTTTAGATGTTTTTCCAGGTTTTCAACCGGTATCTCCTTCAAACCCAGGCTTGGAAGGGCCTTTAACTGAAATAACTATAACAGGTTAATAAAAATATAAAATATGGTAAAAAGTTTAATAGGTAAAGCAGACGGAACGTTAGTAAATGCGGCTTTTGCAGAGGCAAAAAGTCAAGTACCAGCAGATATGTCTGGTATTATGGCTACTATGACTGCAACTCAAAAACAGTTAGACAAGCAGTTTGTAGACATGACAACTGAATTATTTGGTAATATTAATTCTGCTAACGAAGAAATGCAAGAGTTAGTAGATCCAATATATAAATCTTTACAAAGCGGTACTTTTACAGACGCAGATGTATTATCGTTTAAACCTGTTGTTGATGGATTTAAAGATGAGTGGAAACTAATACCTAAAGGTAAAGAAGGTGATGAAGCTAGACTTTTGTGGAAAAACAAAGTTAATAAATTTAAAAATACAATAGCTTCTTTTGATCAAAAACTTTTAGAGCTAACAACAAACGTTGCTGGAGAAAACTATTTACCTGCTGGTTTACAAGGTATTGGTGGTAGAGACGCTGATAAAAATTTAAAATTTCTTAGTAGTATATATAGATTAAAAAGCGGTAAAGAAGGTAATAAAGCTACGATGACTGTTGACGAAAAAGGTGAAGTATTTTTTAGTGCTAATATTGATGGTGAAGAAATTAAAATGAGTATGCAACAAATAGAAGATCTTATGCCAACAAAAGACATGAATCTTGTAAAAAATGTAGATGCTTTATTAATGAATTATAAAAAATCAGGAGCTACTAAAGGTAGTATTTACGATGCTGCTGGTTTATCTGATAAAGTTTTTAATTTATTAAATACTGCAAAGGTACCTAAAAACGCTTTTCAAACACTAGCTCACTACGATTATGGTCGTGGCAGTTTTTTTCAAGATTTATATTCACCTAGTGGTCCTATGGGTAAAACTATATCAGAAGCTATAAAAGGTGTACAATACTCGGCAGACGTAAAAGATAAATTTGATACTGACGGTGTACCTGGTATTTCTGCTGGAGATTTTACAAATGAAAATAGAAAAGCAATTGCTGATTATATAATGTCTAACGATAAAATAGGTCGTAGAGTGTTATCAAATTGGTTTGCTGCTACAGAAGGTCAAAGCGCTTTTAACGATGGTAGAAACTTAATACCAAAAGGCACTGATACTGATAAAAGCAGTTCAAGTACTTTTTTAAATTATCTTTATTATCAAATACCTGGAAGTGATCAAAAAAGAAGTGGTTCCGCTGTTATGAACTTAAGAAATCAAGTTAAAAATATTGTATTAAACAAAACGCCAAACAATTCATTTACAGGTTATTTCGGTGATTATATATATCAAAGAGGACAAGGAAAAAATGTAGGTAAATTTTTA